CCGCTGCTAACCCTGCCGCAAGGGGTGCACATGTTCCCAAAACACCTGTAAAGCTTTTTGCAAGCACAGATCCTCCTATGCCTGCCGCCTCTTGTGCGTCACCGAAAGCGCTAAGTGCTTTTGTGACTGCTCCTATTCCTGTCTTTAACTTAGTATAGGTTTGAATCCCACCGCCGATTAGTTTTAACGCCGGACCTGCTGCCGCAAGAGTGATTCCCCACTGCACCACATTCTCTTTCTGCTCATCTGTTAATTCGGAAAATGCTTCTGCCGCATCCCCTAATATATCAGACGCTTTCTCGATTACCGGAACAAACGCTGCACCAAAATGTACTCCTTCGTTCCGAAGTTCATTCAATGCGCCTTTTAACTGTTCTGCCGGAGTCGCATCTATTTTTTCAAACGCCTTTTGTGTCGCCCCTGCGCTTGTCTCCATTCCCCGCAGCATTTCGTTGTATTCTTCGCCGCTGTTTTTATACAGCACCAACGCCGCCGATCCTGCTTCCACCGAGCCGAACATATCTTTCAAAGTCTTATCGTTCTTTTGCGCCTCTGCATTTAACAGACTCAAAATCTCTGTTGTAGACGTCCCCTCTTTTTTCAGATCTGCAAAACCTTTTCCGGTCAGCTCCCGTAGCGTTATGTCCGCAATACTTCCGCTTTTTGACAACTCTGACAACATTGCTTTTAAATACGTTCCAGATTCCGCTGTTGCCACACCGTTTTTCGTAAGCTGTGCATAAGATGCACTCAATTCCTCAATGCTGAAATTCGACGCATTTGCAACCGGGATCACTGTTCCCATGCTTGACGCCAGTTCGTCCACCGTTGTTTTACCCAAATTCTGCGTTGTGATCAATAAATCGGATACTCTCGTGGCGTCACTCGCTTGCAATCCATACGCGTTAATTGCCGTCGTGAGGACGTCTACTGCTTTCGCCCCGTCTGTAAAACCGCCTTTTGCAAGTTTCATCGCATCCGTCGTGAACTGGATCGCTTCTTTTTGATCCACCCCGGCAGAAATAGAAGAGTAAACGGCTTCTGAAAATTCATCCACCGCCACCTTCGTTTCGCTACTTGCATCAAGAAGCTCATTTTTGTACTGTGCAAAATCTACGACATTTGAATCCAGAAGTGTACTTACTTTTACAAAGCTGCTCTCAAAATCAACCGCCATTTTTGTCGTTGCAGCGCCTACGCCCACGATCGGAAGTGTCAAGCCTTTCGTCAACAGATCACCTGCTTTAGAAAAATTTTTTCCGACTTTCGCCGTCGTTTCCATCACCTTACTGATCCGCTTTGCTTCGCTTGTGCCGATCGCAGACGCTTTCTCCATGTCGTTTTTAAAATTTTCAATATCGACTTTAATCTCTGTTAAAAGAGGGGCTAATTTTATGCTTCCTGCCATTTCTGTCTCCCTCCCGTAAATTTATGGATCGCATCCTCATCCGCTTCCGTCTGCTGCAATCTCCACAAATTTTTCAAAATTTCTCTTCCGTCTTTAGAAGATTGATAGCTTGCAATCCAACTTTCCCGATTTAGGAGCAAGAAAAAAGAATAAGGCAACTCCAAGACCTCACGGAAATTCAGTCCTGTATACTGACTTATTCTTTTTATAATTCCTGTTTTTAGGTTGTATGCTCTTTCCCAGTTCTCTGTCGGGAAATACTTTTCGCAGATTGCTTTTCCGATTTCTCCTTCCGGAACTGGGATTCGGAGTTTGGGTCTGTATCTGCTTTCAGCCGCAGCGCTGATACTTCCGCAATCAAACGGATAACTGCTTCTAGCGGGAGTTTTTTTATCTCATCCGCCGTAAACTCCCTGCCCTGCCTGTTATGATTTATCAGGAGCAAGCATGCATCGATCCGTTTTTCATATACATTGTCTTCGGACATATCCGCCTCTAACTGATCCATTTCTAAAATCATTCCGACTGTCGGCTCGAATACATCATATTCTTTCCCAAACAGCTTTATTTTCACGGAATTGTTCATGTATTGATCTAAATCTAACACCTTATTGCGCCCTCCTATGCCGCGACAATCGCCGCCGCTTCTTCTTCCGTAAGTTCTTCTTCAAAACTTGCAAGGAAACCTTTTACTTTCTTGATCGCTGTTAATTCTGCATCGATCGTTACTTCTTTGTTCTCCCACGCGATTGCAAATCCCGATCCGCCCTGGCCGATCATCGTAAAACGAATCTTTTTCCCGTTCTCCTTTGTGTGTACTGCCCTAAGCAAAACTGTTTTTAATGCCTTTCCATCCCCGGTAAAAATCAGATCTTTTTTCTTTCCTGCCTTATCTTCCGTGTAGACTCCGGTGGATAAGAGAGACATATTCGCAAGATTCCACGATAAAACTCCCGTCTTTGCCGAGATCGCCTCTTCTGTGATCGCAGACTTTACAATCTGTCCATACTGATTTTTCACATCGTATTTTGTCGGCTTATAATTTACGGTAAACCCAGAAGAGCAATGCCCGACATCATGTTCTTCTGTTTCAATGGTCGCGTGTTCCGGGATCTCTGTTCCGGTAAATTCATACATATACACATCACACGCTCCGATTAAAATTTCGTCATTGTTTTTCATTACGTTTCCTCCAATCAATGATAAAATACAGGGTATCTTCAAACATTTGACACCCATCATTAAATATTGTTCCTCCACCTGCTATACCAGAATGAAAACGGATATTCCCGGTTGTAATATAAGGATCATCTTCTTCCATATCGAGCAGATCTTTCAATTTCACTTCTGTATCTTTGCAAGTATCATAATCCCGGTGCATGATCTTTAACTCAAGCTGACTCTGCTTTACATGTCCGCCGGATATCGGGGTAAATGTATAAACTACACTTACATCGTCTAACACTGTTGTAAATACCGGATATAATTTGCCCAACAGTTTCGGGATCTCCGTTTCGATATAGTTTTTAATGCTAATCTCCATATCAACCTCCGAGTATTTTCTCAATCTGTGCCGCATTGTAGATAATGGCGTATGACAAAAACGGTTTTGGTCTCTGTCCTACCGTAAAATGCATCCCTTTGTATTTTCCTGCTTTCACTTCATACACCCACGGCGTCTTTCTTCCGTCTCCGTTTACAGCGTAAATACCTGTGCCGTTGTGCACATAGGGGGCATATTCCAAATTACTCCCAATCCTGCCGATAATTTCGCTTGCCGTGATTTCCGTCTCACTTGTAATCGACGCCCTAAGATGACCTTGATCGACCGGACAAAGCTGGCGCGCCTCACCTTCCACTACAAGACACGCCTGCGACACTTTCTTCTCCATGTCCAAAGTAATCTTTGCCGTTGCATCCCGGATACTTTGAACAAAATCGTCATTATCTGCCATCACTCCACCACCTTCAACAGAAGATTCGTCATGCGTCCCTGCGGATTACAATCTATAATTCGATAGACAACGTCGTCTTTTACAAGGCGGTATCCCTCTGCTTTGATACTTTTACAGCGCGTCAGCCCTATATGTGTCGATTCCAAATAGGTCGCAGATGCAGCCACCTTCATATCATTTTTCTTGTAAACGGCAGCTTTTACCCCGCCCATGTCAATCCATTTCTGTTTTTCTGCCCCGGATGGAGTTCTGACAGTTTCTTCTTTCTGCAGCCGATACGATTTCATATCTCTGTTAATTGACATATCTATCACCTCGGTAATCTTCTATATCTTCTGATCGTTCGCTTTACCTGATCCGGCAAAGCATCCATATATGTCGTACTTCCGCCGAAGCTTTGGGATTCGCTTGCAATTCCCTCAACTCCGTCTTTGTTAAAACGGATCAGCGTCAGTTCTTTTACAGCCGGAATTACCCCTTCCGGCAGTGACTCTTCATCCTCATAATTTAAGTAACTCCGCATGTCGATGATGCTGTCGTGGATCATGTCTTCCAAAAGCTCCCAGTCTTGTTCAGACATTCCCGGACGCTTCAACAATTCCTTTAAAATCTTTTTTTCCATTCTTCATCACCTCAAAAAGAGAGGGATTACTCCCCCTCTAGGCTGATACCTCTTTTGTGTTTACCGGACTCTTTGTATCGTTTGTGATCTTGACGTTGATCGGATCTGCATCTGCCGCTGTTCCGACTTCAAAATATAATGCTGCACTTGCATCGTCACGGAGTACTTTATCGCCGTACACACAAAGTCCACGGATTCCGTCTGCAAATTTATTCTGCAGACGCATCGCTTCTACTTCATTGATCTGTTTCGCCGCACCGATCGCGGATTTATGGTTTGCAATAATGACGTTTGCCGGAAGTTCCTCGGAACACATCACCTGCATGCCGTTGATTGTCTGACCTTCTACCACTCCATTTTCCAACACTTTCGGGTTTGCCGTGAAGCGCTTATCTTTGGACAGTAATCCGAGATAGTCCGCATTTACCGTCACGAAACGGTTGACTTTCGGAACTTTCTTCTTGGAGAGCATCGTTCCAAGATCTACGATGTAATCATATGCGCTTGCCGCAGTTACTTTCTTCTTCGCAGAGGAACTTCCGATCAGAAGTTTTGTCCCTGCCAACAGCGCCGCGAAAAAGTCTTTGTCGTACGTCTCTGCAAGAACCGCCGCATGTTCTTTCGTTGTCGCCGACAAAAGATCTGCTTTTAACTGCACCTTATCCACATCATCCAGCGCAAACGCAAAATATTTCTTCTTGTCAAATACCATTTCTACCGGAGTCGTGTCGATATCATCCCAGTCCACACTTCCCGAGTAATCTTTCAGTGTTCCCCCTGCAACCCGGTTAAAAATAACTTTCTGCCCTTTAATTTCTGTCGGTTTTGTTGCCAATACGTCCGCAATCGATACGGAATGGAAGTTCGCGAGAAGCGCTCCCTCCCAAAGGGTAGGTTTAAAATTATCTGCTGCCATATTCTTTCATCCTCTCTCTTTCTTATTCTTTCGCCATCGCCGCAAACTGTACCGCCACTTCTTCGGCTGTCATGCTGTCGGCGTTTTGCACAAGTGTATCAAATGCCGTTACCCCTGAACCACCTCCGTCAGGGTTTGCCGGATTTCTTCCCGACAAAACAGGATTAAACAGATCCTTATAGCTTTCCTTCAAGCCTTTCATCTGCTCGTCCAGTCCTGAAACTGTTCCATCATCCGAAACGATCAGTTTTTCACGGTCAATTTTCCCTGCCAGCAATTCCGCGTGTTTCGCATTGTTATCCGCAAGCGCCTTATTGATTGCCGCATCGATCTTCATGCCTTTAATCTCTTTCTCATGGTCAGCTTTTAACTGCTTGATTGTCCCTTCGTGCGTTTTGATCGTCTTCTGAAGCTCCTCGTTATCGGCATTGTTCTTTTTCAGATCCCCGATTGTCTTATTTGCAGTCTCAAGCTCCTTTACCTTTCCGTTATACTGCTCTTTCGGAATGATATGCTTTGGTGCTTCCTCATTCCCCTTTTTCATGGTAGCCTCTACATCCAGCTTCCCATCTGCCCCATAAACCGCATTTGATAAAATTTTCTGTAACCACTCCATTTTTCTTTACCTCCATAGATTTTTATACCGGCTCTCCCGGTACTGGGATGTACCGTTGTTCTTTATACCCTGCAACCTATAAAAAAGGGTAGAAAAATAGCACCCTTACGGATGCTTCGTGTGCTCTGTAACCCGGAGCTGGGAGATATTCAGGATCACCTTATCCTTTCTTTACAACCGCCTTTTTCGCAGGCTTTGCTTTTACCAACGCCATTTTTGCGTCGTTACTTGCCGTAGACAACTCTTTGAACCGCTCATCTGTCAGTTCCAGTTCATCTCCAACTGTGACTTTCCTCTTCAGCTGCTTGTCATAATAACTTTTAACGCATACTGCTTTCTGAATATAAGAAGACCACCAATCGTATTCGACCGGTGGTATCTAATCTACAAATTCTGTTAATGGTTTCTTGATTCTGATTGCTTTTTTAATATCTCTTACATACTCATCGTACTCATCGGCTTCATATTCAAGCTCCATATGCCCGAATGGATACCCACCGAACAACTTATAGTACTCTTCATTCAATTTTTTCAATTCCTCTGTTGTCTTTCCATACCACATTATTTTATCAACCTTTCAATCCTTCCACTCACCTCATCGTATGAATTCGGAAATAATGATTTAAACATATCCAAAACCTCTGGATTTCCCCCGTACAAAGCACGCCCAAATTGTGCGAAACTTTCTGCTTCTACTCTTCCAGTCTTTTTCCAATATTCTTTATCGTGCCAATATCCAAGATTTATTTCCCCGCTAGACATTCCGTTTAAAATATCCGAAATGCCTCGATACTCTTCCTTCAACGCCAATTTCTCGGTATCTTTCCTGAATGCTTTTGGATACCTTGAGTATAACATTTCTTCAATGGATTTTCCATAACCTTTCGCAAGGTTCTGCAGCTTATTGTAATCAGATATAACAGATTTACTTAACAATCCATTTTCAATTAACCCATAAGCATCATCTATTTCATGGAATAGTTCATGCGCTAATGTATCAACCTTTGCATTTTTCGCTAGATACACTGTCTTTTCACTAGCCGAATATTTAGACTTTCTTCCTTTTGCCCTTTTTATAGTAGTCCTTTCCAACGATTGGGTTAATAATGTTCTTACACGAATATCATTTATATTTTTAACTTTCTGTTCAAACATCTTTCTCTGTTTTGATATCCCAGTAATACGCTCTACTATTTTCTGTCCGATATCCGATTCTAACTCGTCAGGATGATTTTTCTCATATGCCGCAATCAATTTCTCATCCGTAACCGGAATGATCGTACACCGGCAATTCGCATGCAGCGGAACGTGAACACACTCCTCGATCGGATAGACCTTTTCGTGATATCCACCGCAGATATCGCAGGTTCTTTCATCTTTTGCTGCTAAAATCTGCACATACTTAACATCTGCGTCTTTATAACGCTGCAAGGTCGCATCGTTCAAATAATGCATCGTTTCCGTTCGGACAAGCCTGTGGCATTCATTAAATCCCTGCCCCATACGGTTATGAAGCATGATCGCGATTTCAACCGCCGTTTTTCCCTGCTGCAATCCAGTAAGCAGGATATCATTCAGACTAACTGCCAATTTCTTTTGATTCTTCCAGAGTCTTCCCGAAAAGTTATCCCCTCGCCACGGTGTTTCCATCAGCTTCTCCATCAGTTTCTTATTCGGCATTGAAAAATCAAGATCTCCCATGCCTGCCGCGGTATCCGCATACACTTTTTTGAATCCATCCTGCATGTTTTTCTTTGCAAATGCTTCCGTTGAATGTCCAAGATCCTCTATGATCTTTTCAAACTTTCCGTTCAATTCTGTGAGACGGTTCTGTTTATGCATATCAGAAAGAGAAAGAACCCCATCCTTGCTGTACTTCTCTGCCAGCCGATAGAGTTCATCTTTTACGCTTTCGCTCGCATCGATATAAAACTCCAACAGTTCCCGGTTCTTTTCTTCCAGTGAGTTGTAAGTTTTCCACGTTTCCGACGCAAGTCTCTTTTCCCAGTATTCGCTATTCTTCTCCATTTCCTTCATCCTTTACAATCGGCGCTTGATCCCACGACGGACTATATGCTTCCTTTTGCCTTTTCAACGCTTCCAGTTCTTCTTCCACATCAGACACAAAAGGATGGTGCGCGATCAGTGTTTCATCTGATACGATTCCTTGGGAATTGCTGCAATTTTGAATCTGCTCCGCCTCGTTTATCGCCATATCTCTGTTAAAGACCAACTCTACATCAATCTTTTCGTAATCTCCCTGTCCGGAAATCTGCAAATACAGATCCACAAAATACAATAGCATTTCAAACCCTCTGCTGAACTCCGTTTCCATAAGGTTGCATTTAAGGTCAAGACTGCTGTACATGAATTTCAAAGCCACGCCAGACGGCGCTGATCCGAATTTGTCCAAGTCTTTATTTACCGATTGCCCACTCTCTACAATATCGCGGTTTAACTGCTCGTAGTGCTCTCGCAATGCAGTAATATCCATTTGTGGCGTAAGCGTATCGACGCCTCCATCTTCTGCGTCGTCGATCAAAATTGCTCTGTCTTCATTGAGCTGTTTTATAAAATCTGATAGATTTTGACCTCCATACCCCTTTAAGACAAATATCAGGTTTTTGACCTCATCCATATAGTTCGCCGCTTCACTGCGCCCTAAATCATAGCCATCAATTAAGCTCTTTACAAATTTGACGTCCGGCATTTCGATCTGATTGTTTTTAAACGGAATGAATGGCACCTTCCCCCACGTTTTCCACTCCTCTACACTTTTATAATGCGCTACGGGTCCGCCTGCATCCATACTTTTATCATTGTCGTAGACGAGCATTTGTCCTTCTAAACGGTAATATTTTACGCCGTCCTTTGTCCAAATTTCTACATTCGTAATCTCTTTCTCTTGGTTATACTGCCATACCGTCGTATTGTATACCCGGATCATGGCATCCAGTTCTGTATGGCTTCTGTCCGACCAGTACGGAATGCACTGCTCCGCCGGGATCACGATTGTTTTCAACTCTCCTTCCGGATCAAGATATACATGCAACCATCCGATCCCTTTGTTTGACGCCTCATATCCGAGTTGTGTAAGTTGATACTGAAAGTGTTTCCCAAGCACATCTTTGACCTTTTCGACATAAGTGTCGTTTTTATCTGTTCCGTCTGTTTTATATGTAACCGGCTTAGTAAGCAAGTATGCAATTTTCTCATCTACCTGAATTTTATACTTCGCATGGGCAAGTTTATTGTTCGCCCTCCATGTCTCTTCCTCTTTATGCCCGTCTACTTTCCTTGTAATTTTTCGGTTCTTAATATCGTTATCCGCCTGATAGTACCGTTCCCCCTCTTGCATCAACTTATATTTTCCCGAAGCTTTAAATTTCTCTATCATACTTACAACTCTGTTGTCCGTAAGTACGTTGCTCTCTGTTGCCGCTGCCATTCCCGCTTTCACGCCCTTTCTGATTTTGTTCCATAATTCTTTTATTTTCACCTTGTCACCTCGTTCCAAGTGTTCTTAATCCGCCGCCTTTTAAGTCCGAAACCTCGTAATCGTCTAGAGCGTACCATATTGCCGATAATGTATGCGGATCGATATTAAATTCATCTTCGATGATCTCGTCATCTTTATCTACCGCAAAGGTCAAATCCTGAAGCTCATCGATCGTATTCGGACAGGCATCGGAGCATACAATCTTTTTAAATCGCTTTACTTTCTTCGTATACATCGCCCTGCTGCCCTTGAACTTCTTACACGCTTTCATTCGGAAGCCTGACTGTTTGTAATATCTTATTGCCTTTGGTTCAGCGCAATCTGCTTTAATCACAATATCCTTCCAGTCTTTCATATCTTCCGCAATCTCCGGGTCTGTTTTATTCCGACTGTAATATTCTCGGTAAATATATAAAATCTTTTCGTCGTGATCCACAATCATCCGAAGCGCAGCATTGTATGATGTAACAAAACCGAAGTCCATACCATTCTTTTCAAGTGGGGTTCTAATTGCTTTAATTTCCTTTTCAACCTGATTTGCAGGCTCTACAACAAACTGCGGGAACACGAGCGATCCATTTACTCCGAACCGCCCTTGCCTTGCCACACGGTACAAATCCGGGTCATGTGTCTGCAAGTCATCCAACTGCTCCACATACTCTTTAGGCACAAAAAAATTGTCGTCAACAGTACTATGATGGTAGTACGTGTTCCCGACAACTACGGTTCGCTCTTTATATAGTTTCTCATCATCTAAAACAAATACTTTCTTCTTTTTGTCCTGAAAGAAATATTTATAACACCAGTTTCCTTTACTGACCGGGTTTGTTGATAGAATGATATGATTGCTTAGAGTCGGATGTCTCAAACGTCCGAGTATCTCCTTGAATCCTGCGTATTTCACTTCTGAACACTCCTCAATCCATACGATGGATACACCGTTCAAAGATTTTAATTTTGCCGGTTTGTCCATCCCTTTAAAAATAATCCTGCTGCCATTACTAAACTTGACCTGCATCGGCGATGATGTAAACGTCAAATAGCCATCAACACCCATAGCTTCAGCGACTTCCTGTAGGAGGTCATAACAAGAGTCTCTGATTGTATCAAAAACCTCTCGGACAACCAAAGCTTTTCGTTTCTCTTCAAGCAATTTTTTAATCAGTTTTACGGCTACATGATAACTCTTGGAGCTGCCATATCCACCGACTAGAAAATAAAATTTATAGTTCCAGTCATCCACAAAATCATAGAAGTGATCATTTAATGCAAAATCAATATTATCCGCCATCTTGCTTCTCGCTCGCTTTCACAAAAGTGATCTGAATCGGCTTTTCTTGTTCCTTATCGGAATTAAATAATCCAAGATGTTTTCCAAGATCCACTAACGCAGACCTTTTGTCGTACATTTTGATTTCTCTTTCTGTTCCGAACTCATTCGGTTTTATTTTAATCGACTGAATACATGCCAAATCATCTTCGGAGGCATCTTCCCTCACGGTTGCTGTTTTCAGATCCACTGCGTCCGTGATCTTTGCAAATGCAATTTTGGCCAACTCCTGAAGTACGCGATCTTGATTAACCCCTGTCCTTCGTGAACGTTCCGCCATTGCTTTCGCGATTGCTTCCGAAATGTTAGGTTTTGTTAAGTTTTCACATCCGATCTCTTTTGCCGTGGCCGGAGAATACCCCGCCCGAATGGCTGCCTGAGTGGCATTCAGGTCAATCAAATATTCTTCTACAAATCTTTTCTGCTTTTTTGTCATCCGGGCTCACCACCTTTCATCCACTTCCGAAATAATACCCACTTTTTTCTAATAATTTTTTATAATTAACTCCCTGTAACGACGTGGGTTAGTTTTCGTTACAAGATTATCCTGCCGATCTACTTCGATCAGATCATATCCTGCGTACAAGTCCCGGATCTCCTGACAGTCATTGTAAGACAGGATAAACTTACCTTTAATCCGGGAAAGCGTATCCCTCAGTCTCACATGATCTTCCGGCTGAAACTTGTCTGGATAATATTTTTCTGCATCGTAATACGGCGGATCGCAATAAAATAATGCCGACTCCCGGTCATACGTTTTTATAAGACGCTCAAAATCGACATTCTCAATTACTACTCTATTCAATCTCTTCGATGCTTCTTGCAAATAGGCGATTGTTTTCTGCATATTCCTCGGTCGCACACCAAACGAATCAAGGTCAGCACCAAAACTTAGTTTTATTCGACAGTAGAACCTCGCTGCTCTCTGTATGTCTGTCATGCCCTGAATCTCATTTTGGGCAACACAGTTGAAAAACTGTTCCCTGGATATCAGCGTCCAGTCCAGCTCTTTTTGTAATGCATCTGGATGATATTTTACACACCGGAACAGATTCACCAGTTCTCCGTTCACATCGTTGTATACTTCCATGTCCGCATGCTTTTCTTTGTCGAACAGTACCCATCCGGCTCCACCAAATACCTCAATGTATCTGTCAAAATTCTTTGGAAACTGTTCCATGATCTTTCTTTTCAGTAGTTTCTTGCCACCGATCCAGCTTATAAAGCTATTCATTTTATCAACCCTCTTTCTGTAATACATCGTGGGTATTATTTCAAGAGGTGAAGCGGAGCACCCGGAATTGAACCGGGACACAGGGCGCTACCCTGCACATCTGCCGTTGATGATATACTCCATTAAATGGACATAAGAAAAACGTCCCGCAAATGCAGGGCGTCTTTACTTGGTTTACGCAAGAGTAGGGGGAAGAGCCGCAGGCGCTTTGCCTTTTGGCTCTAGTATTATTATACATGTGCGTTTTGTGCTTTGTGTGCGTTTTCGAGATAACTATCTATTTTTCTGCTTATGCGACTTCTGTCTAAATGTACTGCCTTAGCCACATCCTTTTGTCTGCGCCCATCTACGAAGCACATTCTGAATATCCGTCTCGTCAGGCTTTCATCAATATTTTCGATAAAAGTCTCGATTTCCTCGCATTCCTGCTCCAGCTGCTCCTTCCGTCGCTGATCCCGACACTGAAGGCGATCATACTTCTCCTTGTCAAATCCTACCACGCCCTGTGGCATGGGGTATCCCTTGCTGTAATCAAAGATTACGTCATTCCCGATCAACCCCTCATCTCTCCATCGGTTTTTGAGTATGTAATCCAGCTCCAGAATCTCATCCTTTTTACTCCGGTATCCCTGGAGCAATTCCTTCGTTATCTCCACCCGCATCACCCCTTAATCCACATCGTCTCTGTAAATATTCCCACGTTGTCTCCCGCCGGATCTGCTGCCCCTGCGCCCGGATCAGCGCGGCAGCACTTGGTTCATTTGTTTTGTTCAACGTATCATCTCCCGATTTTCACTTCATAAATGACATCTAACTTCCTTGGATATCGTAATTCATCCATAATGTTTCAATCCTAGTAACCCCGCATTCTGCACATGTTCTTTTTTGTACCTTGTTCCATTTATACAAGATTTCGTTGTATAAATCATTGTCATATCCGGATATCATTATTTTACAATCACTCTTCGTGACTACATCCAACAATTTTTCGTGCTCAATATCATCCATTTCATAGTTGTATAAATACCTTTTTCGAGTTTCCATCAAATACGGAGGATCGCAATAAATAAATGTGGAATTCCCCTTCATTTCCGAAATCAATTTTATTGCATCTACGCTTTCTATTTGTGCATTTTTTAATCTTTCGGTCGCTTTTAGAATTGTATTTGGTAATTCATTCCACGCTTTTGCCGGATTTGGTGAAGTCTCACCTATGCCTCTCCGATATCCGTTTTTATATCTATTTCCGCACCCAAATCCCATCCAACACTTAATAGCAAATCTTCTTGCTCTTTCTAATTCATTTGTTTCGCATGATAAGTATTGCGCATTATATTCCTCGCGCGAATATGGGGTGAGTCTAATCTTTTTAATAAGTTCGTCTCCCCGTTCCCGGATAATTCGGAAGTAATTTACAATATCACCATCAATGTCATTTATGATTTCTAGATATGCTGGCTCTTTGTTAAAAAACACAGCTCCGCTCCCGAAGAACGGTTCCACATAATTTCTATGTAGTGGTACGTAGTTGCAAATCCACGGTGCGAGTCGGTTTTTCGCTCCAGGATACTTTAGTACTGCTTTCATCTTTCTTTCCATACGTTTGACTTTCCTCCTTTCACATATTTTTCAGCCTCTCTTTGTCGTAACACTTTCTGTACATTCGTTTCCGTGATCCGTC